TCAATGTTTACGTGAGGTAACTATACCACGAAAAACCTTGGTGCAGTAGCAGGAACCTTCCGGCACCCACCCTGCTGCGATATTTTACCCTCTTTAATTAAATAACAAACTGCCTATTTTTTAGGCACTATAACAAAAGTTAGTACCCCCCGCCACGTTTCCCTGTACCCCTAACCCCCTGCCTATAGGCAGGGGGGTTACGGGGGTAATGCAGGATCAACGACTTACGCATTTTGACCCCTAAAAACCCCTTTTGACCCCTAGGGGTTATTAGGGGTTATCTTATCCACAGGTTATTAACAATCGGCACTCATTTTCATTGCCGCAATCTGGCCCACTTCAATCACTGACCACCCACTTTCAAACGGTTCAATCACCCTAGAAATCACCAAAGAGCCAATCAATTTATCCTCATAGCTGGCGTTCAAATAATTCCGAATAGTGCGCTCTTTAACCCCTAGTGACTCCAGATAATCAGCCATTCCAGAGCGTGAAACGAACGGCCTACCCGCCATATCCAGCTCCTTATTATTGGTGATCCATGCGTTTTCAAACTTCTTGCGGTTAGCAGATAATTTATCTGTTTTAGTCTTCTCTGATGGCACCTCAGTTTGGTGTAAGACGCAGCTTGTCACCGCATCACCATCCTCATCAATAACCCCTAAATCGACCTGTTTCAACTCGAATGCAATCTCTGGAGCGGGTGAATTATCCTTGTTTTTCTCGTTTTCAAGAACTGATATATCCTCCTTTTTAGTAAGCATGAAGTCATGGTCATACGATGCCCTTTGTGCTGATGAGCCACGCCCTCTACCGCCTGCATCATGTCCGGTGTGGTGGATAATCATCACACAACACTTGTGGCGGGTTTTGATAGGTGCCTCGATATTATCCAAGAATTGGGCGAAGTCCTGACTACTATTTTCATCGCCACCCATGTTCCTATGAAGGGTATCAATCACCACTAAGGCTGGTGCGCCGATCTCATCGGCCATTGAGTTTATGGCAAATGTAACCTCCTCAGCACTGGTTTTATCCACCAGCATTGCATTTGTTGAGCTAAATCTTACGGGGGCATCCTTAACCTCTATACCATGTTCAATCTCCCACGCCTTGATGCGCTTAGATAGCCCTCTATGGCCTTCGCCCGCTATGTAGACAACTGGTCCTTGCCCAACCTTGTTGCCGCGCCACGGTATACCTGTTGCTATGCAAAGCGCCATATCAATGGCTAAAAATGATTTGCCAGCCATTGATGCGCCGACCACTGATGCTAGTGATTCCTTGGTTAGGTACTTTTTGATAAGCCAATCGGTTTGAAATCCAAGGCTCATCATTTCTGAGATATTAACGAGGTGAAACCCATCTTTTGATGGTTTGGTTAGCAGCTCTTTAACATCTCCACCATCCTGCGCATAATCGTTCACATCACCTTCTTGAGGTGGCATAACTACCCTTGCGCCTGTTTTGGCTGATGCTTGATCGGCATATTTCTGTCCTATGCCTGATTTATCGTTATCAGACACCACCACCAGCTCAACATTTGGGAACTTCTCTTTAATGGTTTGGGATACAGGCACTAGGTTTGATGCGCTATATGCAACCACTACGGATTCGCCTGTAACCTCTTGAATAGTGGCGGCTGTGGCGAACCCTTCTGCAACATATATAACCTTGTTTGGATCCCCCAAACTCCAATACATGCCGCCAGTAGCGCCGCCTGTATGGTATCGCTTTGTCCCGTCCGCGCCAATGTATTGCAACGAGTGGATCTTTCCATCACCATCAAACAAAGGGACCATTAAGCGCCCATCACCTGTTATTCTTGCGCCGTGCAAGCCTATACCTTTGCGCTTTAGGTATGGGTGATCCTCTGTGGCAAGCCCCGCATCAGCCCATATCTGCTCCACTGTAGTGGCAGCGGCATCACGTTTGCGCTTAGTTTCAGCGTCCCGCAAGGCGATTGCCTCAGACAAGCGCCTAGCGTTTGCCATTTGCTCTACTTGTGTCAATTCACGCCCGATATTGGCTACCCACTTAGAGCTAATATCAGCCCTCCAATCGCCAAAGCGACCTGCTGGTACCTGACCATCAAATATAACGTACCACCCTGACTTATCGCCGTGGCCTGATTTGCCATTAGTGCCAGAGGCGAAACGATGCACCTGTCCATCCATCCATATCTGATCCGGTGGCTCTATACCCATTTCCTCCATCGCTATACGTAGCTGTATTTCTGGTGGGTCAACAGGTGTCTTTTGTGGGTTTTGCCAATTACCCCCAAGCACATTGGAGAGATCAGCCATTCTCTTTTTCTCCACTTAGGTAGTCGGATAACGCTTTAATGGTGGCGTATTTTGGCTCAGTGCCACCGTTCACAAACTTATATATAGAGTTGGCGTGCAACCCTGTGGCCTTCGCAACTGCTTGAATGTTACGATCCTGTAACTTTTCTCTGATCTGTTCTAAGTCTGACATATTTCACTCCGTTGTGATTATTTTCTAAAAAGGTGTTTACATATTAGCCCAAGGTGTGTAATATAGCAACCATGAACTGAACGGAACTAGCCGAAGAGTTCTAAACAACAGGAAATAGACAATGGCTATTAACTTAAAATCAACGGGCGAACTGCACTCCGATGGAATCAGTGCGCTCGTATATGGTCAGGCTGGCACTGGTAAAACCAGCTTGATTCGTACACTGCCTGCGCCCGTAGTGTTTAGCGCAGAGGGGGGGTTGTTATCGCTGGCAAGCGACAATATACCTTATATAGAGGTCAAGACTATGGATGATCTAAAAGAAGGTTATCAGTGGTTGACCGAATCTGATGAAGCTAAACAGTTTGGATCTGTGGCGCTGGATTCAATCTCTGAGATTGCTGAGGTGGTGCTGGCCCATGAAAAGAAGGTCAATAAGGATGGTCGGGCGGCTTATGGTGAGATGGATGTACAGGTATCAGAGATTATCAGGGCATTCCGTGACCTGCCAATCAACACCTATATGAGCGCCAAACTTGAAAAACAGCAGGATGAGATGGGGAGAATGCTTTATTTCCCTAGTTTGCCAGGCAACAAAACGGCCCAAAAGCTCCCGTACTTCTTTGATGAGGTGCTGGCCTTACGTGTTGAAAAGGATGCAGAGGGCATATCGCAGCGAGCCTTAATGTGTGAATCGGATGGCTTATGGCTGGCCAAGGATCGCTCTGGAAAGCTGGATGGATGGGAGGCCCCAGATCTGATGCTGGCATTTAATAAGATCAAGGGGGTGCAGCAATGAGCAGTATCTATAACTCATGGATGCAAGCCAAAGCCGATGAAAAGGAGGCTGTAGAACGCCGCCGCGCTCTTGAGGATGAGCTGATAAAGCAGCTTAAAGTAGATGAGCAGAGCGAGGGGACCAGCATCTTTGAGTATGGTGAATTTCAGATTAAGGTTGTTGGTCGCATGAATCGCAAAATTGATGCAGATCAATTACAGGATATTGCAGCGGAAAACGGCCTATCCGACCACCTTAGCAACCTATTCAACTGGAAGCCTTCTATCAATATGAAGTTATGGAAAGCCGCCGATGAATCAATAACGCGCCCACTTTTAGGCGCAATTACTACAAAAGCTGGTCGCCCCAGCGTTTCAATTTCAATAATGGAGAAATAAAAATGGCACAACTTGGATTTAATGCAAACATCAACGACCTTCCAGAGAGTAGCAACGACTTTGAGCCGTTGCCTGCTGGTTGGTATACCGCAACCATCAACGATGCAGAATTGCGCGACACCAAAGCGGGTACGGGTCAGTATATTGCGATCCGTTACGACATTATCGGCCCAACCCATCAAGGGCGCTGTGTTTTTGGCAACCTCAATATTGCCAACCCGAACCCAAAGGCTGAGGAGATTGGTCGCCAGCAATTGGGCAGCCTTATGCGGGCCATCGGCCTCAATGATGTTTCAGATACGGATCAGCTTATTGGTGGCAACTGTGAGATCAAACTGGTGATTCGCCCTGCAAAGGATGGATACGAGGCGAACAACGACATTAAAGCATGGAAGGCGCTAGACGGTAGCGCAGCACCGGCACCTACAGCACCTACAGCAGCAGCACCCGCCCCTGTCTCTGGTGGCGCTCCATGGCAAAAGTGATCAAATAAAAGGAGGCCCACCCTTCGGGGTGGGTATTTTATGAAAATACCAGAAAAACAAAACACCATAAACAATCTTATTAATCAGTATCATACTGATAATCAGGAGCCGCCACGCCCACACTTAGGCTGTTCACAACTGGGCCACTCATGCGATAGGTGGTTATGGTTATCTTTTAGATGGGCTGTTGTACAGAAGTTTGAAGGCCGATTGTTGCGCTTATTCCGTAGGGGCCACATGGAGGAAGTGACTATTGTTCGTGACCTGCGAGCCATCGGTATTGATATTCGCGGCGTAACTGGCAATCAATCCAGAGTAGATTTTGGTAATCATGTATCAGGCTCAATGGATGGAATCATTCATTCTGGCGTACCAGAAGCGCCCGAGAAAAAACACCTGGCAGAATTTAAAACCGCCTCAGACAAGAAATTTAAAGAGATGGTAGTCAAAGGGCTGGAAGAGGCAAACCATACCTACTGGGTACAGGTGCACGTATACATGAAGGGGGCCGAACTAGACCGCGCTATATTCCTGATGGTGAACAAGAATGACGACTCAATCTATACCGAGCGCGTTAAATATGATGAGGCTATTGCAACTAAGGCGATAGAGCGAGGCCATCGTATAACCTCAGCAGAGCGTATGCCAGAGCCACTATCGGCAGATCCATCATGGTATGAGTGCAAGTGGTGTGCGGCGCATGAGTTCTGCCATAGCACCCACACCACAAAAGAGAACAATTGCCGCACCTGTAGCCACGTAACGCCAACACAGGAAAGCGAGTGGCATTGCGCCATACATAACGGGGCTGTACCTGTTGAGTTCCAGCGTAACGGTTGCGACGATCATATTTTACACCCTGATTTAGTGCCATACCAGATGAAGGAGTCCGAGATTGATAATACCGTTTACTGGTTAATTGATGGGGTTGACGTATTGAACGGCAATCCGTCGAAATGTGACGGATGGAGAAGCAGCGAGATTATAGCGCGGCCTGATATTTGTACACAGTACGATGAGGATATTGGGAACTTACGAAACGCTTTTGATGCGAGGTTGGTTGAATGAAATGTAAATGCTGTAAATACAGAAATGGTGGTCACGCTTTTTGGTGTCCAAACCATAAATATAATAGGGGTGAATCATGAAAAGAAACGCAAGGGGCTGGCTGATTGGTGACGATCATCCAAGGGCGAAATTGACTGACCATGACGTGTGCTTAATGCGTGAACTGCGCGAAGGCGGCATGGTGTATCGGGAGATTGCAGAGAAGTTTGAATGCTCGTTGTGGACAGCGAGGGATATTGTTAATTACAGGAGTAGATACGCATGAATTATAGAGTCAGATACTGGTTAAATGATGAGTGGTGCTATAGCGGCATTATGACATTAAAGAGCGCCAGAGATATTGTTAATGCGGGCGGCTGGGAGATGATGAGCGTGGTAGTAGATGAGGATGGCTTTCCAGAGGCGATAATAAATGCTTAGGGACTATCAGCAAAACGCCATTGACCTCACATATCTGGCGCTGCGGGCCGCGCCAGATACTCACCCTTGTTTGGTGTTGCCTACTGGCTCTGGCAAGAGCTGGATCATTGCTGCGCTATGCAAAGATGTATTAGAGGCGTGGCCTGACCGCCGTATATTGATGCTAACCCATCAAAAAGAACTGATTTCACAAGATGCCGAGAAGCTGCTTATGCTGTGGCCTGATGCCCCTCTTGGAATATACAATGCTGGGTTAGACCGTAAAGAGATAGAGCCTATCACTTTTGGTAGTGTGCAATCACTGCGTGGAAAAGCCGATCTATTAGGTAAGGTCAATATGATTATTGTGGATGAGGCGCACACCATCAACCACAATAATGAGGGGCAATACCGCACTCTGATTAATGAATTGACCCAGATCAATCCAGCATTGAGGGTGGTTGGTTTGACCGCCACACCTTGGAGGCTTGGGCATGGTGATATAACTGAGGGAGAGGCGCTATTTGATGAGTTGATAGAGCCAGTATCAATTATAGAGCTGGTCAATAAAGGCTACCTGGCCCCGCTACGCTCCAAATCACCCATTAATAAGCTATCCACAGAGGGGGTAAAAAAAAGGGGGGGTGAGTATATAGAGAAGGAACTGCAAGCGGCTGTAGATCAGCATTACCAGAATCAGGCGGCAGTCAGAGAGATCATAGAGAAGGCCGAAGGGCGCAAGAGCTGGATCTTGTTCTGCACAGGCGTACAACACAGTCTACATATTGCGGAAGAGTTAAGGAATCAGGGGATTATTGCGGAGACTGTAACAGGCGAAACCCCGCAAGCAGAGAGGGACGCTATACTAGCCGCATTCAAGGCTGGGGCCATCCAAGCGATCACTAATGCAAACGTACTGACGACCGGATTCGACGCGCCTAACATCGATCTAGTGGCCTTCCTGCGCCCTACCATGTCACCATCCCTCTATATGCAGATGGCGGGGCGTGGAATGCGCCTAAAAGACCATACCGACCATTGCTTAGTGCTGGATTTTGCAGGGCTGGTGTCAACGCATGGGCCTATAACAGACGTAGTACCACCCACCAAAAAGGGCGCTGGGGAGGGTAAAGCACCAGTGAAGGTGTGTGATCACTGCTTTGAGCTGGTACACCTATCCGCGAAGATTTGCCCCACTTGTGGCGAGGCGTTCCCTCCGCCAGAGCCTAAACCAGTCAAGCTGCATAATGATGACATTATGGGGGGAGCGCAGAGCATGAAAATATCTAGCTGGCGCTGGGATATTCAGAATAGCCGAAAAACAGGGCAACCCATGTTTGTTGTTCGCTTTTATAGCTCACTACATCTCCCGCCAATCACAGAATACTTAGTAGTGGCGCATGAGGGTTGGGCTGGTGAGGCGGCAAGAATCAAATATGCCAAATATGCACAGGCCTCAAATTGCCATGAGGCTATTTCAGCGCCAGACATGAACGCAGCGGCTGAAGTATTGAATAGCGCCACCCCACCAAAAAAGATTTATTACAAAAGGAATGGAAAATACCATGAGATCGTCAAAAGAAGTTGGAAGAGTACCGACTGAGCATGAGGAGCAGAGGGAATTCGTTAAATGGTTTAGGCAGACATACAAAGGGGTGAGGATATTTGCTGTTCCAAACGGCGAGAAGCGTGCCAAGACTACAGCTATGCGGCTCAAAGCAGAGGGGGTGAGTAGCGGCGTTCCCGACTTATATATCCCCGCATGGAAGGTATGGGTTGAGATGAAGCGCACAAAGGGCGGCTCTGTTTCAGTCAATCAAAAAGATTGGATAGTCTACCTTGAGAGTATTGGCGATACTGTGGCGGTGTGCAAAGGTGCGGATCAGGCTAAATTATTTATCATTCAATGTGAAGAAAATGCTTTACAATGTTAATAAGAGGCGTATACTTCTAAGTACTGAAACAAACAACACGGAGATCTAGACCGATGAAAGCAGTAATTACAGGTACC